TCAAACTGATACGGTATTGCGTCTCTTGCCGCTGGACTTAGCTTGACATCTTCCCCGCCGGCTCCCATTGATGTGCTTACGAGGTCTCCGGGGCGTAGTTGCGGGAACCTTTTTTGCAGCTGTTCCACGACCCACTTTTGCAGGTTTCGTCCTTTTGCTTTTGCTGACTGCGGCTTCATCTTTTGTTTCCTCTAACTGTTGCGTCAAAATCCAAGACTTAGGAATGCTGATACGATTGTTGCATTCGTGATCAGATACAGTTCCTGCGACACAGATTGCATCGTCAGTTTCTCCAACAAGAAAGCCTACTGTAACGCATTGTGCAATATCTACCTTGGGTTCGTCCCAGCCAGCATCGGCTTGAGCGTCAATCCAAGTAATCTTGATAACAGGACAATCCTGTAACTTCACTTTACTGGCGGATGCCATACTTGCTTCTCCTCTCTTAAAATCCATAATAAACGAGCATTTTCAAGCACTCTGGCTTCGTCGCCATCGTACGCTTTCAATACAGCTTCGTACATCTCTAATTCGGTATTGCAGTCTGCTAACAACTTCTTGGACTTAACAGGACCAACGCCCTGCAGTCCAATAATGTTGTCAACCTTGTCGCCTGTAAGGATCTGAAGGTAGAAGTTACGGATCGCCTCTTCTTCGGTCACGAAGTACTTTTCTTCCCTGACGAAGTTGTAATGATTACCACGAATCATGTTGAGGTCTTTGTCAATGCTGACAATGATTGTCTCTTCTGGATCGTGGCGATAGGCTTCGATACCAATCGCATCATCCGCTTCCATACCATCTATTACTTCAAATCCCCAAGCTCTTTCCATGTATTCCCGAAGCAACTGAAAGTGATACGGCTTCGGTGCAACACGATTGCCTTTGTATGGCGCAGTCTTAGCTATGTCGTGCCGGAAATTATCACGACCAGTAAGATAGCCCCATGCTTCGGTGATGCCGTCTTGTAATATTAGATTGTCCAAGAATTCGGATAGACGAGCTAGCGCAAACTCTGCTGGGTCTCCTTCGGATGCGAATCCGAATCGATACACAAGAATATCGGCATCAACCAAGGCGATCATAATGGAATGTCATCCTCTTCAATTTCGTTCTCTTCGGCATTGCTGTATACCTTGAGATCGTTAATGATGATTTTGACCAAGGAAGGAGAAACGCCTTTCTTGTTTTTCCAACTCCACTCATACGGCTTAATTAATGCAACTGCTTTTGAACCGTTACCGACAATATCAGTAATCTCGTTACCGGACTTGTCAACAGGCTTAATCTCGTAATTACTCTTGGCGGTAATGAACCAGCCCTTCTCAGGCTTGTCTTCACGATTGCGTGGCTCAAGTCCTGCGTCCTGCAGTGCTTTAACTGCATTGTCGCTAAGGTTTGTCAAGTCTACTTGAAACTTACCTGACATCTCATTCTTCTTATTGAAGAACGCCCATTGAACTTCTGCTTCTACTTTAATTGGCTTTTCAATATTTGCCATGATAACTCCTTGTTATACTGCGGTTAATAAATACAGCTTAGTGATGCCTTCCGGAGAAGGACTTCATTTCATCGATCCCATCCATCGTTTCTTCGACAATGCCGTCTGCAGCTGCAATCAAGCAGTCTAGCGTTGTCTCTAAATCAACAGAGGTTCCGATAGAAAAGGTACGATCGGCATACAGGGTAATAATGATCTCGCCTTCAACTTCTTTATCTATTAGTGCGTCTCTTTCCATGTATCACCTATCTTATATTCCCCAGTTAAGGGGCAACTCATTTTAAATTCCAATCCCGCATTCTGTATTGCACGAACACCGGATTGACCTACTTCATCTGCATATTGCTCAGGAACTTCTATCTGCCACTCGTCATGAACATTAGCCACTAATTTAAAAGGTATTTTACGATTTGTCAAGTCTTTTTGTAATAATACCAATGCTTTCTTCATGGCTATCGCACCAGCGCCTTGCAAAAGCGTGTTGAGCGCCGAATGCTCCGACCGAACGAGTAGTTTACGACCGTCGAGACCGAGAAGGACTCCCCTCGCAGCATACGCTTTAGCCACTTTGTCTCTAAGCCTTTCGAGTTTCGGCGTGTTGCGTAGAAAATTAGTAATGAGCTTTTGTCCCTCTTTCGCTGAGCCTCCAACAATTTTCCCGATCTTGGCAGCTCCTGCACCATACAGGAAAGCATAGATAAAAGTTTTAGCTTGGTTCCTCGTCTCCAATCCTGCTGCTGTTTGATTGGCTGTGTGTATGTCGCCCGATACAACTTCATTGGTATACGCATTATCATTCATGTAGTGAGCCAGCATCCGCAACTCTAAACCGCTTGCATCGATACCTACTAACTTACATCCTTTCTCAACTGTCCAAAGATTTCTACATTCTGCACCGTAAATAGCGCCGGTGTTAGGCACTTGCGCCATGTTAGGACTATGATGCGTCATGCGTCCTGTCACAGCCCCATTGGTGATTACTTTGCCATGCACACGACCGTCAGACTGAGTATGTTCAATCCAGCTTTCAATCTGTGCAATACGCTTTTGTAGCATCAAGTATTCGGCGATTGCTTTCGCTTCGGGGAAGTCGAGACCTTCGAGCGTGGTTTCGTCGACGATGACGCTGCCTTTTTCGGTGAACTTTTCTGGCTTCCAGCCTTTCTCGATGAGCCTTTCTGCGATTTGCTGCCGGCTACCGGGGTTGAACGGCTCGATGATGTCTTTGAGGGGCTTACCGGTTTTTTTGTGTGTGCGACCAGAAGTGATTCGGGGAGGAAAAATGCTCTGCATTTCAACTGTAATAGCGTCCAACTTAGCTTTAAGTTCAGCCAGTAATTGCATAGCAACTGGTTCATTGAACTTGAAACCGTTTCGCTCTTGGATTGCGATGATTGCTTGTATGTCATGCTCTAACTCCTGTGATTGTGTTGAAAATTCTTGACGCTTTAACTCAGCTTCAAGGTAGTTATAAATCCTGTGTAATACTTCCACATCTTGCTTACAATACTGCACCATCTCATCAAACGATTGCGTCTGTAAATCAAAATCAGTGAACTCACTCTTCTGCACTCCCAGCAGTTTCCCTAGGTTTGCTAGACTGTGTCCGCCTTCGAGACTTGGATTTAGTAATCGGCTTAGAACGAGTGTATCTCTTACTTTCTTCAATTTGATCTGACATTTCCACAACTTGTTCAGTAAGTAGAAATCGAATGCGATCCCATTGTGAGCCACTATCAAACTCGCTGCCTTTATGTATTCCGACAGGTCTTTTGCTTCTTTCCATATTTTTACCTCTTGTGTATCTAAATCCTTTGTAACAACGCACCAAATCTTGCTATGATCTAATGTGGTTTCGATGTCCAATAATAAGCGCATGATTAAACTGTATACTAATGTTGGCTATTTGTCAAGGTTATCAATTGATGTCTCAGCGCCTGTATCTCCGCCATTGCCATCACCAGTTCCGTTTGAGTCTTGATCAATTCGTCCTTGACAATTCTCATCTGATGCCTTAGATCTTCGATGCACTGCTCTCGGTCTTCTGTCGTCCATGTTGTCATTTGATTCCTCCATTTCCATAGGTTGTTCCAATTGAACAGGTTTAGCGGTGGACACTTCCACACCATTCTCCAACTCCTCGATATACTCTTCTAATAATTGAATGTATTGCTTTTGTTTCTCAAGTTCGTCAATACATCCCCTAGCTAAATCAAATACTCTTTTACTTACATCATCCACGAAATCATCCCTGAAATATAAAACAGAACAGCGACTAATTCAACAATCAAAAGCGGATTGTCCCTTTGCTGCCATCCTGCCCAAGCCCACATCGCACTACCAACACCGCTTAACACAATGTTCATCGGATAGATATTAAAGCTAGTTAGTGCAATACCGGCTAGGCAGAGATAAGTAGCAATCCACTTAAATACTAGCATCATTGCGCCATTTGTCAATAGTTAAATCCAGCGCAGTGCCATCGACCCATTCCCATGTTGCCATCTTGTTATCACAGATAACGACAATCGGTGCATAGGCATTCGGTGGCACATCCCAAGCGGCATTGCGTAGCCAAAGATAGCGTTCAGCGTTATTAAAGATTTCTTTATTATCCTGAATCCTACTAAAGACATCTTTATTTAGCTCACGCAAACGCTCAATCTCATTACACAGATCGGTGATGATCTTGCGGGTAACATGATACTCGTCATGCGTCGCATACTTCCTAGCCTTGTCTAAAAAATCTTCACTCATATTGTTTCCTGTATCTCTAACATTCTTCCGGTTGATGGATTGTAAAGCAAATCACCAGCACCGCCAGTGTAACCACTAAAGCGATTCTTTAAAACCCTAACATGAGTAGTGTTTCTCTCGACCATGTCGGTAGCCTGTCCGTTGCGCTCTAGTCCGATCACGATGTCCGATAGCTGGGCGATCGAGCCTGAACCACGAAGCTGTGCCAGTGATGTTGCAGCGCCTTCCTCGTGTCCTTTGCTTTCCGGACGCTTTAGATGCGACACACAAAGCAGACTGATTCCGGTTTCCTGCACTAACATCCGCAAGCGAGTCATAATAGCATCAAGTGCCTTGCGTTCATCGCCAACATCGCCACCGCTAACAATGATACTAATGTGATCCAAAACCACATAACCACATCCAAGTCCTTTAGCCATATAGCGAACCCGATTGACAATGTTATCAAGAGTGCTACTACCGAAATGATCAAAAAGATACAAACGATCAGTTCCCAAGGTGCGATTAAATCCATCTCTTAGTTCCTCCTCTGTTACATCCACATCTGGTAAGTGGATTGGTTTGTTCAATGCCAATGACATCAGCGATCTGGCAGTCTTACGCACACCTTCCTCCAAGAACATCATGCCGATATTGTCCTCTGTCTTGGATAGGATATGCCATACGATCTCACGCAAGAACTGTGATTTGCCCAAGCCTGACCCTGCGGTGATCATCACTAACTCGCCTTTACGAATGCCATAGGTGAGTTTGTTGATACCTGCATAGGGATAATCTACTTCTGCCTTATCAATCGGCTTAGATACTACATCCCACAGCGTAGAACCTTGGATGATGCCATCAGGGACATACTGCTCAGCCCTCCACCAATCGTCCACGAACTCCTTGTCTGCCTTGATCTTGAGATAGTCCGATGCGTCTTTCAAACCTGTTCGCATCTTCATCATCTTGACTTTACCGCCAAAGAGTTCCGCAACAGACTGCATTGCTTTTTGACCGGCTTCGTCACCATCAAAGCACAGCACGATATTCTCGAATGAATCGATATACTCGTATTGCGTTTTGCAATCTTTTAGAGCTGCCGATGCGCCATTACGAATCGAGATCACCGGATACTTTGCGCCCATCATCTGAAACGCTGATAATGCATCGAGTTCGCCCTCACAGATCGTTAAATAGCGTCCGCCTTTAGGGAAACAGTTTTGACCGAATAACATCGTAGTGCTAAAGTCACCAGCAATCGAGAATGATTTAGAGCTAACGAGCCTAGTCTTAATAGCAGATAGCACACCATCGTTATCGAAGTAAGGATAATAATGTTTATTAACATCTTGCTTAACTCCGTATTTTACGCAAACAGCCGAAGAAATACCACGATCACTGATAGCACTAGCAGTAGCATTGTCATAGAATTCCAAGTCCTTATTCATAGGTTTAATTTCTCGTTTAGTTAATACCGATCCGTTGCCGTTGTCGTGCGTATGGCAAACATGGCAGTAGGTATGATTATCCGAATAAAGCGAGTTACCATCGGACGAACCACAGTTTGGACAGGCTATGTGTTTTACAAACTTCGATTTTAAGACTTCTTGCATAAATAATCCTGTGCATTTTTTAGATTGTTCATATTGTCCTTAAAGTGACCTAAAGCAACATTACACGACCAGCATAAAATTCCTCTGATTTTATTAGTAGTATGGCAGTGATCTATAACTAAATCTTCTTTACTAGAACAAATTTCGCAAGCATTGTTAGAAAGTTTTAAAAGTTGTTCATACTGTTCTAAAGTAATATTTCGCTTCCATAGTCTTTGCCGTAGATTTTCCTTTTCTCTTTCAGATCTGTTTGAGAACTTCTTCCTAGCATATAATGTCTTTCTCGTGTTGTCGCAGGGAATGCAATAAGTAGAAAGAATTGTATGTTCTTTATCTCTCCAATACCATTGCGATACATCTTTAGTTTCTCCACATTTCGGACATTTTTTAATACGAATTCCATCCTCATTAAACTGTGATTTTCTTGGCATATAACCTCCTATTATTAGCATACATAACTATAGCATACTTTAGTAGTTTTGTCAAGTGTTTTTTGCTTTTCCGCCAGCATTTGGTTTAGTTTCCTTTACAGTTTTAGCTAATTGAATTTGTTGCTCTAGTGCCTGAACCTTGGTTTTTAATTCCTGAATCTCTTTGCCAAGTTCGTTCACAGCCTCGATTACTTTAGGTAGTTGTAGTAGTGTCATTTTTTTCCTTTGCCTTTCTTGCTAAGTATTCTGCTTCTAATTTCCAGATCTCCATGCGTGGATCTGCTTCACGATATTGGCAATCGCCATAACTGCGATTACCGCTAATGTTGTTTGCTTCTTTGATACCTGCAACAATTCCTTGAATGCTCATTTCTTTTTACCTTTCTTGGTTTCTGCTTCCTGTAATTCACGATGATGATCCATTGCTCTCATTGAAATCATACAAACTTCATACGCATACTGTTTTACTGTGTCATGGATGAACCACATAGTGCCACTACGAATATCATCCGAATCTGAGGATGCAATCGTTTCTAATATACTAACAAAGTTCTGCATTTTATTCTCAATCATATCTAAATCATTACTCAAATAATAAAAATCACTCATATTTATAACTCCTAGGTTGTAAAATGTAACATAAATATATCCTTATAGGTTATAAAGTAACGATAATGTTACCTTACATCTATAACGCCCTGAACCTTGACCCGCCAAGGATATTCCTTCTCAATCCAAAAACAACGATAAATTCCATTCTTTACACTAAGCCAAGCCTCATAAGTCTGATACTTGTCTGTTGTGTCATAACAATCCTCATGCGCCCATTCCATGCGACCGGCAATATAACCGACCAAGATCCCGAAGAAGAACGCTGATATAACAAAACCTCTCATCAAAATAGACATTCGCCTAACCTTTCCCAAGCCTCTTTAAATGGGTTTGGCTTGATTTTCTGATTGACCTTAACCCAAAAGCTAGGGTCTAACTTACAATGCGCCAGAGCCTCTTGCTTACTAGCAAAACACCGCACAATTTCGTTATATTCGTCTCTAACCTCAAAACGGAGTTTCATTTCTCACTCGCTTTCTTTAGTATTGCTTTAGCAAATTCAATCCATCCTTCATTGGAATCAATAAGGTTTACAACTGCATTACCTATTTCAATTATTTCCTCATCACTTAACTCTTTTAGCTCGTTACGCTCTCTGAGGATTCGTTCAATCTTCTGAAAGCAATACTCATCTCTAGGTATTGATGCAATTTCTTCTGCATTTAATCCTTGCCATGTTTTCATCTCTCACTCGCTTTCTTTAGTATTGCTCTAGCAAACCGATAACCTAAATACAAACCAAAACTAACACACACTCCAAACCCAATAGAACCAACTAATGCTGATAAATATTCAGTTGTAATTGAACAGGTCATTTTAAAAACTCCTTTGCTTTATCCCATAATGGGTGTTTTCTATCTGAAATTCTGATTATTTCTTTTAAAACTGCTATTTCCTCATCACTTAACTCTCTTGGTGAAATATGTTTTGATTCTGTTGATAGTCTATATTTGTCGTCATACCATTGACATTTTTTAAGTGATTCATCTAAGCGATAAGACAATAATTCATTTGTTTTCTTATGTGCTTCTATTTCTGCATACTGTGAGCGAATAGTTTTAACTGCATCTTTAACAAAAGAATCTCTATTGTTTTTTACTAGTGCTTCTAAACACTCTGCTAAATCTAATGGATTCATTTCTCACTCGCTTTATCTAATAACAATTGCGAAAAAGTCAAAATAATATAATTGATACTTCCATCTTTATTACGCATTTCAGGCAATAATTCCGTATTATCGGATTCGCACCAAAGTTCGTAAATTTCATCATCACTTAACTCTTTTAGTTGTGGTGAAACAAACTTTCCTGCTTCATACCAAGCCATAGTGCTTTTTTCCAATTCCGCTATTCTGGCTTTAAAACAAATCCTATCCTTATCCCATTGGTCTTTAGCCCAATGACATTCTTTTTCCAATTCAGCTATGCGGTCTGCTTGTTGTTTAATTATTTCTTCAAGCGTTGGTGCTGAATACGCTTGTTGTGCTTTTGCTAATTCGTATGCGTTCATTCGTCAGCGTCCTCAGCAACAGCCCTCTGAACCAATCTATTGACCTTATCAGCAATAGCGACATCCAAATCAGCCATTACACGATCATAGCCGTAATCACCGATTAGAGCGACCATATCCATTAGCGTAAAGTGATACCTAGCTTCTTCGTTGTGGTGCATAAAATCCTCCTCGTAATAAATCCGACAATATCACACATCAGTAATAAAAACAACGACATAAAAACAACACATTGCTATTGACAAAATTCTAAATTCATGCTACTCTTATCTATATAGATAACTTCATAGTAGCTTTTAACTATGTATATAACATAAGAATTATTACTAAGTTGTTATACATCATAGGTCTTCATTGTCATCATAGTCTGTATAGTCGCCATATTCATCAAAGATTTGATCCATTGAGGGCATATCAGCCTCGTGTAGCAAATCCTTACGATCTATTGTCGGAATCAATACATCAAGCCCTGTGTAGCAATCCTGACACATATCCAAATAATTGCCGTCTAAGGTCTTTCGTGTTGATTCGTAATCGTTTAATAACTTATCACATATTGTGCAGTGCATAAAACCCTTTCTATTCGATTAAAACATAGTAGTTGATACCTACCCCTTACCTAGTCCTTAAAAGTGCCTCTAAAGCCCGTTAAACGAGTCCTAGAGGTATTCCCAAGCATAGCATAGCATCACTCCTGTAAGGTGATAGAAAACATAGGCTAAAACTAAGTAAGTCATTCCCCAAAATAGTGCAGTCTTCATAGTTTCTCGCAGTTTATATATTTACCATCATTACAAATAAAACACACTGCCGAGCCTGTTGGTGTGTCAATAATGACACTTCGGCAAGCATAAACAGACCCCATGTATGACATAAATGTCAATAAAATCAATAGTTTAGTCTTCATAGCTCATATTCCTTTCGTTTTCCTCTTTAATCATTTCGTAAAAGTCTGCATACCATTCCTCGAATTCGTGAGCGTCATAGGTCTCAGCAAAGATAGCATCATCTAGCCTCATCTGGTGAAATTCTAAGTAATAATCGAATTTGTTCATTTAATTAACTCCTCAAAGTATGATTGTGGTTTTACTTCGCTTTTAGCACCTTCGAGCCATTCATCAATTCGCCTATGCACTACAGGCATGTCTAAATCAGTTTTAAAGTATTGATTTAGTTTCTTATCATAAATAGCGACGGGACAGCGATAAGCAAGGAATAGACGCATTTCGTCGGTTTCAAATTCCACCATTTCGTCTACTTTAGCCCGTTTAAACATTTTTACTTTGAAATCGCCGTTTAGTAATACTTTACAGTAGTTATGATATGAAAAATAGTTTATTGATTTATTCATGATTGTAAGCCTCTCTCGCATTGTGAATGTTTAGCCATAAATTAAATAATTCCCCATCAGATAAACGCCAAAGGTGTTTTTGATATTCGGGATTGGTTTTTCCATCAAGGTATCCGAGATCTTTCCAAATCTCATATTGCAGTTCACTTCGTGTCATTTTGTTTCACTCCTGCCACACATAGAATAACATGATCGCATTCAGGATCAAACCCAAAGTTTTTAGCTAAATCTTCCCAATCATGAGGCACTAGCGAAGACTCAATACGAATCCAACCGCCTTTAGGCAATACTGAATAACCATGCTTTACAACTTCTCGTTTAGTAATCATGATTAAGCCTCATCTATAAAGCCAATTGTAAAATCTGACCCATCAATGGCATCAGGGATTTCTACATTACCTAATAAAACCTTTTCGTGAGCATCTGCCTCGTTTTCTGCCTCGACTTCGATTTCATAGTAAACAACTTCGCTTGCATTAACAATATATTTTTTCATTTTAAATTACTCCTATAGCGGTTAAGTGCCAAACAATTTGGGCAAACACAAACAATACTACTCCTAAAATTACCATGTGCCAATTCTTTACTCGCATGATTAAGCCTCCTGAGTGTGAATGAATGAGCCGTTTACTAGATCATTAAAGAAACCCTGATCCGCTTGTATAGCTTGAACGCCATCTAACCATTTATTGATATGTCGGCTTGTGGTTTTTGACCATTTGTATGAAGTGCGGTAATAATTATGGTTTAGCTTACACGCTACCGGTGTCTCATAGCTGAATAATACCTGTGTGCCATCATTTAAGACTAATTCGGTCATGTTTGACGCTATTGGTTTGATTCTCATTTGTGATACCTTTCCAAAGTTAGGATACTGCATTGACTAAGACTGTCTCTCGACAGTTTCGGCTATTTAAGCCTCATCAGTTAGTCTTGAATAATTCTATCAGAGTCAGTCTTAACACCTTCGGGAAATCTGTCTTTAAGGTGAGCCATGAATATAGCCATGTAAACCTCACACTCTAAAGAGTCATAAGCATAGCCGTGGCTTTCTGCGCCGTTTCTAGCGCCGTAAAACTTAACACCCGGAACAAAGCCTTTGACATCAGCTTTAGCTTGATTGAGGGCTGTTACTAAGGATTTAAATTCATTGTTTTGCATGGTTTGATTCTCCTGTTAATGTTAATCGAGGTGTAAGTGATGGCTATTACCATCGTGATCGATGTCGGCATTCCGAGCCTCTAAAGCCACCAGAGTGAAGTTATCAGGGTCTTTTGACACGAACTGATTAGCAAGTGCCTCACTATCAAATGAGCCGTAAATTGAGCCGTTTTTGTCTTGAACATAAAAGTATTGCATGGTGAATCCTTTCTTATCTACTGTTGATCAATACTGCTTACCCTCTATGCTGAGGCTTTGCCACCAATTCGTCTAATTGTATTTTTTAATCGTGTTGCGATTGTTAATAGTTTTTAGCTAATTCCTACGAGCTGTGCGATATTACTTTTAGTAATGTTTTGCTGTGTCTTTATACTTAGGGTTTACCCTCGAAAATCGAGATCGATAGCGTGGTGATAGTAACCCCTCAACTTAGGCGAAAACGCCTCTAAAGCCCTGTATTGCAGTCTAAACAGTATCTCAGGGTTTACCCTATGTCTATGCACTATCATGGTGCTATGTAGTGTCAATCTAGGTTTACTATGTTGCACTAAATAGGTGCATCATCGCCTCATACATCCACGCTATTGACCCTACAAAGCCTATAGTTTTTACCTATGATATGTCAACTTAGCTTGACTGTTGCGTAGAAACAACACTGTTGATCTATACAGTGCTGTTGTTCTATACAGTGTTGTATAAAAACAACACCGGGGGGAGGGTATGTGACTGTAATGTAATATTGGCGGAGCCGCTATAGCATACAAAATAGTAAAAAAGGACTATATTGCACTGCAATGTAAGTCTTTGAAATTAAAAGAAGAAGTGACTATGTAAAATAATAATGAAAATGGGACACAGCGAAGCTGGTCTACGAAGTGGAATCGGCGCACACGAAGTGGTCTCTAGCGTAGGGTAAGCGGAGACCTATCAAGCCGATGGAGTCCCGCACCGTAGGGTCTATGCTGTAAATAAAAAAGTAAGAAAGTACTTGACAAAAATGAAAAAGTATGATATAGTTCGCACTATATAGAACTATGACGATTCGTTAGGGATGATTCGTTAGCGATATAGGATGATTAATATTCTTCTCCTATAGAAACCTCTCCAATAGCGAAAACCCTATATAGTACAGCTGAAGGCTGGATTTTATAGAAAGCAGTTGATAATGTCGATTGCTTCGCAACAATCGTTAATTTCTTCGTCTTCCCACTAAGGATAAAAGACAATGTCTGATTCTGTCGAAATAAATACTTCTGTCGTTGAAGTTAAAAAGGAACGACCAAAGTTAGTTCGTCGTAAAGTAGGTCGTCCGCTAAAGAAGGACATCGAGGCGAAGAAAAAAGGTAACCGTGGCAAAGTCGGTAGACCCGCCGGAGACGCAGCAAGAATCAATGAGTTCAAAGCTCGCTTGCTTGGAACCTCCGGAGATAAGATTATTGAGACGCTGATTCATAAAGCGTTGGATGTAAACGATAAGGACAACATGGCGGCACTAAAGCTATGTGTCGATAGATTATTACCCCTGTCGGTATTCGATGCCGCTAAGAATAGTGGTTCAACACCGCAGATTAGCATTAACATCACTGGACTGAATAGTCCTACCGTTGATGCTGATGTCGTCGATATGGGTGTCGTAGAGGAAGAAGATGACGAGTCTTAACTTCCAGCTGCTAAAGTGGCAGCAAGATGTCTTTAAGGACCAGACTCGCTTTAAAGTAATTGCTGCTGGTCGTCGCTGCGGTAAAAGTCGTCTAGCAACGATGATGCTGATTATTAAGGCTTTGGAAGCACCAGAAGGGTCGGCAGTGCTGTATGTGTCGCCAACGCTAGGACAGTCCCGTCAGATTATCTGGGACAGTCTCCTAGAGATTGGTAAGCCGGTAATTAAGTCGGCACACATCAACAATCTGGACATCACGCTGATTAATGGTCGTAAGATTCATGTCCGTGGTGCAGATAACAGCGATACCCTTCGTGGTCTCAGTCTGTATTACGCAGTCCTTGACGAGTGTGCGTTTATTAAGCAAGACACTTGGGAAAAGATTATCCGAGCATCGCTCTCGGACCGTAAAGGTGAAGCGATGTTTATCTCGACTCCATCCGGTCGTAATTGGTTCTACGAGATGTACAAGCTAGGCTTTGAAGGAGAAGATCCTGAATGGAAAGCATGGCATTTTACCACGAAAGACAATGAGACGATTGACCCGAAAGAGGTGGACGCTGCAAGAAAAACGCTCTCGTCGTTTGCCTTCAAACAGGAATACGAGGCTTCGTTTGACAATGCGGGTCAGGAGATCTTCAAAGAGGAATGGCTTCGTTATGATGAAGATCCGGGGCAGGGCGACTATGTTATTGCAATCGACCTTGCAGGATTTGAGGATGTGGCGAAGAACGCTGGCGCTTCAAAGAAACGCTTAGACGAATCCGCAATAGCGATTGTCAAGTTAGAAGATAATGGCGATTGGTTTGTAGAAAAGATTATCCACGGTCGCTGGGACATTAAAGAGACCGCAGGGAAGATTCTAAGGGCAGTACAGGAGTACCAGCCCATCGGAGTAGGAATCGAACGAGGGGCGCTAAAGAATGCAGTATCGCCTTATTTAAACGATTTGATGCGTAAGTACAATGTGTATTTCCACATCACAGATTTGACGCATGGCAACAAAAAGAAAACGGAACGGATTGCGTGGGCGTTACAGGGACGATTCGAGCATGGCAGGATCACCCTAAACAAGGAAGAAGACTGGAGAGAGTTAGTAGATCAGTTACTCCTCTTCCCAACCGCTAATGTACATGACGACTTAGTCGATGCCTTAGCGTATGTAGATCAGTTAGCGGTATCCAATTATCAGCAGGATTACGAAGATGATGGGTACGAGACTTTAGATGTTATTTCTGGATACTAAGGAAAAGTATGTACGAAAAAGAAAACGAATATGTTCCACTAGATTTTGAGAATCTTAGTAAGAATCCTGCAGTTTGGGAAGTAATGAAGGAAGAGATGAACAATCTTGACGGCGAGTGCCTGATGAAGATTGTTTCTGCTGCTAAGATGGAAGGATTAAAAGATAAAGAAATCTTTTTACCAATGGAAGTAGTAGAAGTAGAATTTACTGATCCGTTTGACGATTCCGTTGAAGACAACTCTGAAGAAGACTAAGGAAAATCATGGCAGAATTTACTAAAGATGAACTCGCTCAGAATGAGTTTTATCAACCGACAGAAGCCGATAAAGAGATTGTCGATTTCGTTGTGGGTCACTGTGATCGCTGGCGTGATCATCGTGATACGAATTATCTTGAAGACTGGAAAGAATATGAAAGAATTTTTAGAGGTAAGTGGGCTGCAGAAGACCGCACTAGAGAATCTGAGCGCAGCCGTATTATCTCCCCAGCGACTCAGCAAGCTGTGGAAACAAGACATGCAGAGATTTGCGAGGCTATATTCGGAAATGGAGAATGGTTTGACATCTCTGATGACCTTGCAGACCAACAGTTTATCGATGTTGAACTCCTTAAACTCCAGCTTAAAGAAGATTTAGAAAAAGAAAACATTCGTAAGGCTATCACTCATGTTGAGTTGTTAGCTGAGATTTACGGTACTGGTATCGGTGAGTTAACCGTTACCAAGAAGACTGAGATGTATCCTCAGACAATGCCAATGCCTGACGGTACAGCAGCCTACGGAGTGATGGAGAAGGAGTATACCTGCGTCAAGCTAAATCCCATCAATCCAAAGAACTTCCTCATTGACCCCAACGCCACTAGTGTTGACGAGGCAATGGGTGTCGCTATCGAGTCCTATGTTTCCATTCATCAGGTAGTATCGGGTATGGAAAAGGGTATCTACAAGAAAGTAGATATTCAACCTTACGGACAAGATGATGACTTAGAGCCAACACAAGAAGATGTCCAGTTTAAGGACGATAAAGTATTACTCATGAAGTACTACGGTTTAGTGCCTCGTGAATACATTGAACAATTGGAGACAAAAGAAGGTGAAGAAGTTGTTGACTTATTTCCGGAGGATAGCACTGCGGATCAGTATAGCGACCTCGTCGAAGCCATCGTTGTTATTGCTAATGGCGACCTTCTCCTCAAAGCAGAAAAAACACCGTACATGATGAAAGACCGTCCTGTCGTAGCATATCAGGACGATACTGTACCGAACCGATTCTGGGGTCGTGGCACTGTAGAAAAAGCCTACAATATGCAAAAGGGCATCGATGCTCAGTTGCGTAGTCACCTAGACAGCTTAGCTTTGACAACCGCACCGATGATTGCAATGGACGCTACTCGTCTGCCTCGTGGCGCTAAGTTTGAAGTCAAGCCCGGCAAAGCAATCCTCACCAACGGTAACCCAGCAGAGATCTTGGTTCCGTTTAAGTTTGGCACTACCGATCCCGGTAACCTTGCAATTAGCCAGAACTTTGAGCGTATGTTGCTACAAGCTACTGGCACTGTCGATGCTTCTGGTCAGCCAACTCAGTTTACTCGTGACGGCGCTGCTCAGTTCTCGATGTCGATCGCTGGTATCATCAAGAAGTATAAGCGTACCTTGACGAACTTCCAAGAGGACTTCTTAGTTCCCTTGATTCGCAAAGCTGCTTATCGCTTCATGCAGTTTGACCCTGAGCGTTATCCTGCTGTAGATTACAAGTTTATCCCAACAGCTACTTTGGGTATCATTGCTAGAGAATACGAGCAACAACAGCTTATCGCCTTGCTCCAGACCCTCGGTCCTGATACGCCAGTGCTTCCAATGATCCTAAAAGGCATTATTGGTAGCTCTAGCTTGCCAAATCGTGCTGAAATGATGCAGCAATTAGACGCTATGATGCAGCCAAATCCTGAGCAACAAGCTCTCCAACAGGCTGAAACACAGCTCAAAACCGCTGCTGCACAGGCTGAAATCGCTAAGATTCAGTCAGAAGCGACTAGAAATAACGCTGCAGCTCAGAAAGATGTGGTTTCTGCTCAGTTAATGCCTCAAGAGACCCAAGCGAAGGTCATTTCTGGCTTGTCGCAGAACATTCGTGGTCAAGACACCGACGGCGAGTTTGAGCGTAGAGCTAAGATTGCTGAATTAGCCCTCAAAGAAGAGGATATTAAGAGCAACGAGCGTATCGCTACGCTACAAATGTTACAAAAACAATCAAAAAGTGCTTGACATTTTAACAAAACTGTGGTAATATCAGCAGTAATTAGCATATTATAACATAGTTTGATTTGGCTAGGGTAGCTCCCGAAAAGAAAGTTCCTCACTTTCCTGCCTAATCAGTTTCTTGAGGAATTTAGTAGAGGGCTAAATGAAACAATGCACTTTGTGTAAAGAAGTTAAGCCGTTTGAAGAGTTTAATAAAAATAAAAGATATAAAGACAGTCATTACAATCATTGTAAAAAGTGTCATTATGTAATTTATGGTAGAGATGCTCACTTTAGACGAACATACGGAATAACTGAAGAAGAATATAACAGTTTTGTTGAAAAACAAGACTATAAATGTAGTATATGCGATTTTAAAGTCACAAACCCTGATCGATGGGGTCGGCTTGTCGTAGATCATTGCCATGAAAGCGGGAAGATACGAGGATTTCTGTGTCAACCTTGTAATATGGCTTTAGGAAGCGCTAGAGACAATCCGACAATTTTACGAAAACTTGCGGATTACTTGGAGAACTTCTATGGCGATGGATAAACAGTTGCAGACTTACTACGAAGAACGATGGAATATGATGGCTACCCAAGGATGGAAGCAGTTCCTTGAGGATGTGCAAGGTATCTTTGATGCCGTCAACAAAGTCGCTCCAATTCAGAACGAATTAGATCTGTACTTCCGTAAAGGACAATTAGACATCCTTCAATGGGTGCTAACTCTGAAAGAAAGTTCAGAACAGGCTTACGAAGCATTGCAGTTAGACTCGTCGGGAGACGCTCAGGATGCCTCGTAGACTATTTGATTTCCTCTGTGAAGAGGGACACCGTCAAGAAAACTTGGTTAGTTATGAGGTAGCCAAAGTTTCTTGTTGGTTGTGCGGTAAAGACGCACACAAGCAGATCTCTGCACCCCGTATTAGTCTCGATCCTGTCTCTGGCGATCATCCGCAAGCGACAGCAAGATGGGCTAGACAGCGTGAAGAGAAACGCTTACGAGAGCGAAAGCTCAATTCGTGACGAAGACAACCCTTATCGGACCTTTGTTATTTTATAAATCCTACAATCACTTTGTGACAGGAGCAATATATGGCTGCAAATTTTGTTGAACAAGACGAACTGCAAGAAGAAACCTTTGAGCAGATAGACCAACCAGCGGAACAACCTCAAGCAACTGAGACTCCTCCGGAAGAACCAAAAGAAGAACCCAAAGCTGAAGAATTACCAGAGAAGTATAAAGGTAAATCAGTCGACGACATCATTAGGATGCACCAAGAGGCTGAAAAGCTCATTGGTAGACAAGCACAAGAGGTTCATGAAGTTCGTAGTCTAGCTGACCAATTACTCAAGCAACAACTCGAATCTAAGCAATATAGCAAGCCAGTTGAAACAGTTCCAGAAGAAGATTTCTTCGCTGACCCGAAGCAAGCTGTCTTAAAAACTGTAGACCAGCACCCAGCAGTACTTGAAGCTAAACAAGCATCACTCGAACTAAAGAGAATGCAAACTGCACAGAAACTGCAGTCTAAGCATCCCGACTTCATGGAGATAGCGCAAAACGCAGACTTCCATGAATGGATCAAAGCAAGTCCAATTCGTGTTGATTTGTTTACTAAAGCTGATGCTGAATTTGACTTTAACTCAGCTGATGAACTTTTGAGTACCTACAAGGCAATCAAATCAGTTCAAACCGCACAAGTTAAAACTCAAACAGCAGAAACACAAGCTAAAGCTCAAGAAACTGCATTAAGAGCTGCAGCAGTCGATACAGGCGGTAGTGGAGAGTCAAGTAGAAAGATTTATCGAAGAGCTGACCTTATCAAACTGAGAATGACAGATCCAGATCGTTATATGCAACTACAAGACGAAATTCTTGCTGCTTATAATGAAGGACGAGTCAAGTAAAACTTATTAATTTAGGAGATTTATAAAATGGCAACAGCAGCATATCCCGGCGGTAGTACTTCTATCGTCAACAAAACAGCAGCAGACAAGTTTATTCCTGAGATTTGGAGTGACGAAGTAATCGCTGCATACAAAAAGAACCTCGTATTGGCTAACTTGGTTAACAAGATGTCTATGCGTGGTAAGAAGGGCGATACTCTTCATATTCCTAAGCCAACTCGTGGCGTAGCTACTGCTAAAGCAGCTAACACCGCAGTTACCATCCAAGCTGACACCGAGACCGAAGTATTAGTCTCGATCGATCAACACTTCGAGTACTCACGCTTCATCGAGGACATCGTAGAAGTTCAGGCTTTGGCTTCCCTCCGTCGTTTCTACACTGACGACGCTGGTTATGCTTTGGCTAAGAAAGTTGACGATACCTTGTTTGCTTTAGGTAAGTCCTTTGGTAACGGTGATGGTTCCGACTGGACCCACAGCACCAGCTATTACATCGATACTTCTACTGGTTTAACTGCTTATGCAGAAGACACCGTAGTTGCTGCCGATGTATTCACTGACGCTGGCTTTCGTGCATTGATCAAGTTGATGGACGATGCTGACACTCCAATGGATGGTCGCTTCTTTGCAATTCCCCCATCACTGCGTGCAGCAATCATGGGTGTAGATCGTTATAACAGCTCTGATTTTGTTGATGGTCGTGGCGTTCAAAACGGTCAAATCGGTACGCTCTATGGTATCGACATCTATGTAACCAGCAACTGCCCTGTTATCGAAACTGACGCTAACAACAGCGTTGGTGGCGACATCAAAGCAGCTATCTTGGCTCATCGTGATACGATGGTTCTAGCTGAGCAAGTTGGTGTTCGTTCACAGACTCAGTACAAGCAAGAGTATCTCTCTACGCTGTACACCGCTGACACCCTCTACGGTGTTAAGACTGTACGCCCAGAGACTGGCTTCGTACTCGCAGTAAACGCCTAATATTGGCTTCAAGACTCTCCGGCTTCGGCTGGGGAGTTTTGTTTAAGTGCATTCGCTGAGTGTATTTAAACAAATAAGGAGATAAATTTTGGCTATTTATCGTGGACCCGGCGGACCCGGCGATGCTGTCAACGATGCAGCAAGCGAAGTATTACTAGCCCTAGCCGCTAAAGACGCTGCTCAGGCTGCACAGGCAGCTGCTGAGGCTGCAGAGATCGCTGCTGAGTTAGCAGAGACTAACGCTGAAACGGCTGCAACTAACGCAAGCAATAGTGCTACTGCTGCAGCGACTTCTGCAACAAACGCTTCAAATTCTGCTAGTGCTGCTTCAACATCTGCAAGCAATGCTGCGACATCCGCTACAAACGCAAGTAACTCAGCATCTGCTGCATCTACATCTGCTACGAATGCTGCTTCGTCTGCTTCCGCAGCAAGTACATCTGCATCTAACGCAGCTAGTTCAGCCAGCAGTGCTTCTAGTTCTGCGTCTACTGCTACAACGCAAGCTACTAATGCTGCCAATAGTGCTAGTGCTGCAGCTACTTCAGCGACTAACGCTAGTAACTCTGCATCAGCAGCGTCTACTTCAGCCACTAACGCTGCTGCGTCTGCTACATCGGCTTCAAATAGCGCTAGTACTGCTACAACTCAAGCGACTAATGCAGCTAATTCAGCTTCTTCTGCATCGACTTCGGCAACTAATGCTGCAAGCTCGGCTACCGATTCAGCAGCTTCTGCATCGTTAGCAAACGACTGGGCTACTAAAACAACTGGTCCAGTAGCTGGTGGTGAATATTCAGCTAAGTATCATGCTCAACAGGCAGCAACTTCAGCATCTAATGCTGCTACATCGGCTACGAATGCAAGTAATAGTGCTTCTTCTGCGTCTACTTCGGCAACTAATGCAAGTAACTCAGCTAGTGCTGCAGCAACATCCGCTACCAATGCTAGTAATTCTGCAAGTGCCGCAGCAACATCGGAGACAAATGCAGCAGCTTCGGCTACATCGGCTGCAGGGAGTGCCAGTACCGCTACAACGCAAGCAAGTAATGCTGCATCGTCTGCATCTGCAGCGAGTACCTCAGCTAGTAATGCAGCTTCCTCAGCATCTGCTGCATCTACTTCTGCAAGCAATGCAGCTACTTCAGCGACTAATGCTAGTAACTCTGCATCGTCTGCTTCGACTTCTGCAACAAATGCTTCTAATTCAGCTTCCTCTGCTGCTACCTCAGCTACTGCAGCTCAGTCTGCTCAGACCGCTGCTGAAACCGCAAGAGACCAGACCTTAACTGCATACGATAACTTTGATGATCGTTACTTAGGAGCTAAGACTTCTAATCCATCATTAGACAATGACGGTAATGCTTTGGTTGCTGGTGCTTTGTATTTTAATAGCACTGACGGAGCAATGCGTGTATATACTGGCTCTGTGTGGGTGGATGCCTATGCTGCTGGTACTAGCTTCTTAGCCAAAGCCAATAACCTATCTGACTTAACTTCAGCATCAACAGCTAGAACTAATTTAGGTTTAGGAACTGCTGCAACAGCAAATTCAACGGATTTTGACCCAGCAGGAACTGCAGTAGCTCTCGCAATCGCACTAGGATAAACTATGCCAAATACATTTAAAAACTTTCATTCTAAAAACGTAGGCACTTCAGCTACAACCGTCTACACAGGTCCTTCTGCTACTCAGTCAACCGTTATCGGTATGACCGTAGCAAACGTATCAAATGCCAATATCAACGTGGATGTCTATCTCACGGTTGGTGGCGTGGATTATTTCCTCGTTAAAGGCGCTTTAGTCCCTGTAGGTGGCGCATTAGTTCCCATTGGTGGAGATCAAAAAGTGGTTGTGGAAGCTACCGATGCAGTTAAAGTAGTTTCTACAGCTGCCACAAGTGCTGATGTTAATTTATCGGTTCTGGAGATTAGCTAATGGGATACTTAGGCACAAAGCCAAATGTGGCTACTGCTGTAGGCAACAATATCGTCACTTCTAATGCTATTCAGGATGGCGCTGTAGGCACTGCTGATATAGCCGATAGCGCAATTACTACAGCTAAAATTGCGGTTGGTGCTGTAGTAGAAGCTGATATTGCCGATGCTGCTGTAACTTCATCCAAACTTGCTAGTGGAGCTGCTATCTCCAATATTGGATATACTCCTGTCAATCTAACTGGTGCTACCATGACAGGAACTTTAAATGTTCCCACTCTGCAAATTGCTGGTAACACTCAAATGCCAATCAGAAGGGCTGGGGATGTTACTAGTGCTGCTAATTTAAACGATAATAGTTTGCGTAATTCTGTATTCTATTCTTTAAATGCAACAAATGCTCCACACGCTAACAATGGCGTTGGAATGTACTTGTCTTCTCACGGTTTAGGAGGATCAGGTGATAATGCGACAGACGAACGAGCAGCACAGTTATATTTTGGCGACACACCCGGTTCAGGACTATTTTATCGTGTAAAGCAAGGATTATCGGGTTGGCATCCTTGGGTTTCTTTATCATCTGGTATTAGAGCAGTTTATTTTTCAAGCACTAGTGAACATGTTTATACAAGTGATCAAAACGGATTTACTAGATTAGAAACTACGTTTACCAGAACTGGTGTTTCATCATCGAAATTTCTTGTTATTGCAACGGTAAACGGTGCTGCACTTGACGATGCTCATGGTCGTATTGAATTTTATGACGGATCAAATTGGACAACCCCTGATGCGTTTATTGGCTCTAGTGCTGCGAGAGGTTCATTTGGTGATTTTTCTATTACTCGTGTGGTAGAAGATAAACAAACACTACAATACACGGCTGTGTTTGTTCACGCACCTGCGTCTACAGCAACCACACTCGGATACAGAGTACGATTAATGGCAGAAAATACAAATGGTTTTTGGATGAATCGACCCACGGGAGATGATGGTGGCTTTAATACCAACACAGGACGTTCCACTTTATTAATTATGGAATTGACAGGGAACATATGAAACACAATGTTTTCAATTTAACAATCAAGGCGATTAAACAACTATCACCAGAGCTTAGGTTTACATTGGCTGCTGCGAAAGATGAAAACAACCTAACTATTAATGCTGTTGATTGGAATACGTTTGTTGTTGCAGAGGGTTGTGATGGAATTTATGTACCATCACAAGAAGAAGTTGAAACAAAGTTTGCTGAGTTAGCTTTGATTTACGATGCAAATGAATACCAACGTCTTAGAGCTTCGGAATATCCTTCATTCGCTGACCAATTTGACTTGCTTTATCATGGTGGATATGAGGCTTGGAAAACTGCAATTGATGCAGTCAAAGCTAAATACCCAAAATCTACTAAGGAATAACTTATGTCATACATTGGTAACGAGCCAGTTATCTCCGCAACAAGAACAGTAACTGAAATCTCAGCTACCGCTGGACAGACTACATTCACTGTTAATGGTGGCTATACGGTAGGATATATAGATGTTTTTGTAAACGGATCACAACTACAGACTTCAGACTTCACAGCTACTAACGGAACTTCTGTTACTCTCAACGCAGCAGCAATCGCAGGAGATGATATTCGTTTAGTGGCTTGGGGAACATTCAGTATTGGTTCAAATCAGACAAGTGAGTTTGCTGACGGTTCTGCTTCTGCTCCGTCCATTACTAATAGTGGCGACACTAATACAGGTATGTTCTTCCCTGCAGCCGACACTATTGCCTTCACAGAAGGCGGTGTTGAGTCAATGCGGATTGATGCGTCAGGTAATGTTGGTATTGGTACTAGTAGTCCTACACAAAAATTATCAGTCAGTGGCGGGATTGCCGCAACTGGGCAATTTGTACCTTCTAATGGAGCTACTGTTCTTGGTTACATTGGTAACGACAATTCTATTTCAGGCGGGACTGGAACTAACTTAGGAATTAGGTCAGACACAGCAACAACATTTGCTACTGGTGGTGCTACAGAACGGATGCGTATTGACTCTAGCGGTAATGTGGGGATTGGTACTAGTACGCTTGCCTTTGACACTGGCTCAGGTTTGCGTATTCAAAGAGCTAATGCACCAGCAACTATTCGTCTTGTTCAAGATGGTAGCGGTGGGAGTGGTTTTGAATTGTCTGCTGCTAACTCAAATGCTCAACTTGATTACAGAACAGGGGCTTTGCTGTTTTTGTCTGCTGGCACAGAACGGATGCGTATAGGCCCATCTGGTCAGCTAGGTATTGGCGGTGCAAACTACGGCTCATCTGGTCAAATCCTAACATCCCAAGGCTCTGGCTCTGCTCCTACTTGGTCAACTCCATCATCAGGTGGCGGTCAACTTCAAGACGCACTATATCTTTCAGGAACTTCTACTTGGACTGCACCAACAGGCGTTACACGAGTAAGAGTAACTGTAATTGGTGGTGGCGGTGCAGGTGGAGCAGGTGGTAATAATGGCTCGGATGGCGCACCGGGTGGGGTAGGTGGACTTGCTATTGGTAGTTATACAGTAACACCCGGCACAGGTTATACAGTTACAGTCGGTGGCGGTGGGTCAAGAAGTGGCGGCTCAGGTGGCACATCATCTTTTGGTGGATTTTTATCGGCTACTGGTGGTGGCGGTGGGCAAGGTAATGGTGGTTCATCAGGTGGAAATGGAAACGGTTCGGGCGGCACTATTAGAAATAGAAATATTGGTTTCAATAGTGGGTCGCCTTGGAGTGGTGAATCAACGCAATGGAATATAGCAACACAGAGTTTTAGCATTGGCAGCCAGTATGGTGCTGGTCAAAATGGTGGTGGCGGGCCAGTATTTGATGGTAGTGGACAACCCGGTGGTGGTGGCATTGGCGGGCTTGTTTATATTCAATGGGTAGGGAGTTAATATATGAAAAAGGCTTTAATTGATCCAAATTCAAGTGTTTTCCATACAGTCGCTTGGACTGAACAAATACCACATAAACCAATTACAGAAGAATATCCTGACTCAGCAAGAGTTTGCGAAGTGATAGACAGTGATTTTCCTGTTGCAGAACCTTTATTTTGGGTAGACTGTGCTGATGATGTTGTAGCCGATCAATTTTGGTATAACAAAACAAATCAGCAGATTCAAGTTGTTGTAAATATGAAGCCTCCACTTGTTGCTCTAAATAATCCTCCACTACCAGCAGAAGAAGAATAATATCATGGCACATAGAAGAACAAGCAGCCGAAATCGAAACACTCAAAGCTAATCAACAAGGAAGCGTATGACTAAAGCAAGAGACTTAGCCCAGATAGTTTCTAGTGGTGTATCTGAGGCATTCAAGAATAGAATCATCAATGGTGCGATGGTGATTGACCAGCGTAATGCTGGTGCTAGTTTTACAAATACTGGAAATCAGTTTGTAACAGATAGATGGTACAACCAAACAAGTAGTAATTCTGTTTACACAATTGGTCAAAATTTAAATAGCATTGCTACTCCTGCTGGTTTTTCTAATTACCTTGGTTTTCAAGTCACATCTCCTGTAACTGTTTCTGCTGGAGCATATTATTTCCTTAGTCAATTTATTGAAGGTTTTAATACCGCAGATTTAAATTTTGGAACTGCTAACGCTCAAACTGTCACTTTGTCATTTTGGGTGCGCTCCAGTTTAACTGGTGCTTTTGGTGGTTCATTACAAAATAATGCTCAAAATAGAGTTTATCCATTTCAATACACAATTTCAGCGGCTAATACTTGGGAACAAAAATCCGTAACCATTACTGGTGATACAACAGGAACATGGGTCGGAGCAACCAATGGTATCGGTTTGCGAGTTAATTTTGGTCTTGGTGTTGGAACAAATTGGACAGGTCCTGCTGGAGCATGGGGAACCACAGGACTTTGGTCTGCTAATAGTTCTGTCAATGTAGTTTCAACAAACGGAGCAACTTTCTACATCACAGGAGTTCAGCTAGAGGTAGGCTCTACAGCTACTAGCTTTGATTACAGACCTTACGGAACTGAGTTAGCTTTGTGTCAGAGGTATTTTTTTATAAAAAACTCTACAACTGGAACAGGCTTTTCTTCAACTTTCAGAAGCTCAACTAGAAGTGAGTTTTGGGTTCAAGCTCCATCTCAAATGAGAGCTTCTCCAACTATTAGTTCTAGTGGGATATGGAATGTTGGTAATTGGGCTAGTAGTGCAGTTGTTAGTTCTTTTGGCATAAATCAGGCTGGAACAATTATGGGAACATATTTTGCTAACCATTCTAATCTGTCATCTTCTGGCATAGCAGGGGAAATGTATCCCGATACAGGTGGAACTATTTCTTTTAGTTCGGAGCTATAAATGTATAAACTACTTAAAAACTCACGAAATGATATTAATTGCGTCATCCGCCTATCAGATGGTGCTTGCATCCCATTCGACCCAGCCAACACCGATTACCAAACCTTTAAAAAAGAAGTCTTAGCTGGTGCAGAACTGCAAGATGCCGATGGGAATGTGATGACACAAGAACAGGCTGAACAATTCATTAACACTCTACCACAATAATAATATCATGGCAGACATCGATCCAGTAGAATACGGCAAGTTAGTTCAAGCTGTTGAGAACTTAGAATCCAAAGTCAGTACAATGGAGTACGACATCAAGAAACTCGTAGCAATGGCTGAGAGATCTAAAGGATCTTTGTGGGCTATCATGGGAGCTGCCTCAGTCTTTGGTGGTTTTGTAACTTGGATGGCTGACTTGGTATTTAAGAAATGAGTAGATCACATTCGGTAGGACAGGACTTAGTAGCAAATACTAAAACTGTAATGTTCACAGTTCCCACAAGGAACATGGCTAAGTGGTTGCTTTTGTTTGCAACAAATCACAGCACATCATCTAAATGGATCAATGTTTGGTGGTACGATAAAAGTGAGAATACTGAGATTGAAATATTATCTCAATATCCTATTACTGCTAAGACATTCCTAAGAATTGACGGACAGGCTTATGTAATGTTAGATGAAGGTGATGAGATTAGAGTACAGTCTGAGACAGGCTCAGTAACTACCTGTATTATCACTGTAGAACTAGAGCAACGCAGTACCGTACAACAGTTTAACTAAGGAGAAGTAAATGAAAAAGACTAAAGCAGAAAAGAAGATTAGCAAAGTAATGCGTGAGTATAAAGCTGGTGAATTAAACATCGGTAAGTCTCCTAAGAAAGTTACTTCTCGTAAACAGGCGATAGCAATTGCCCTAAGTCAAGCTGGTAAGGCTAAAAAGAAATGAAACAGGGATTATACGCAAATATTCAAGCTAAACGCAAGCGTATCGCTGCTGGATCGGGCGAGAAGATGCGTAAGGTAGGCTCTAAAGGTGCGCCAACGGCTAAAGACTTTAAAGACGCTGCTAAAACAGCTAAAAAGAAGAAATAATGGTTAAAAAGGTATATCAGAACCCTGAAGGCGGTTTAAACGCCAAAGGAAGGGCTTATTTCAAGCGAACTGAGGGCGCTAACCTCAAACCCCCAGTTTCTGCAAAAGAGGCTCAAAAGTCCCCTAAAGCAGCCAAAAGGCGTAAGAGCTTCTGTGCAAGGATGGAGGGCGTAAAAGGTCCGATGAAGGACAGTAAAGGTAGACCTACCCGCAAAGCCTTAGCATTAAAAAAGTGGGATTGTTAAGATTTTACTTGACAAAATAGTCAAATTATGATAGGATAACGCATGGCTTCGTATAATTATATTCAACTTGTTAATGATGTCCTAATCCGCTTGCGAGAGCCAGAGGCTTCTTCTGTCTCGGATAACGCCTATGTAAAGCTCATAGCTCGTTATGTCAATGACTCCAAGCGTCAAGTTGAAGATTCCTATAACTGGAATTCTTTGACAGAAACATTGTCGGCAACAACAACGGCTGATGTATTTAACTATGTCCTTGTTGGTTCAGGACAACGCTTTCGTGTTATCGATGTTCTAAACGATACCGATAACTTTTTTGTTGAGAATGTTCCTACTGTATGGATGGATCAGCAGTTCTTGTTGACAACCCCGCAGAAAGGAAGTCCAAAGTATTATAACTTTAATGGAACTGATAACAACGGCGATACTCAGGTAGATTTATTCCCTATTCCTAATGGGTCTTATAATCTACGCTTTAACTTAATAAAGCCACAAGAGCCACTTGTGAACAACGCTGATACGCTATTGGTTCCGCACGAGCCAGTGATCTTAGGTGCATTGGCTAGGGCGCAAGCAGAGCGTGGAGAAGACGGCGGTGTTCAGTCCGGTGAGACCTATGTACTGTATCGCCAGAGTTTGTCGGATGCAATCTCGCTAGAGTCGAATCGTTATATTGAAGAAACCCAGTGGAACTGGATCTAAATGGCTAGTCAATTCCTAACGCAGTCAATTGCTGCTCCGGGCTTTTATGGACTCAATCTACAAGAGTCCAGCATTACTTTGTCGTCAGGCTTTGCTCTAAAAGCACAGAACTGCATTATCGACAAGTACGGTCGTATCGGAGCAAGACGAGGATGGGCAGCAGTTAACAGCTCAGTTAATACTGACTTAGGTGCTGCTAATCCTGTTGAGTTTATATTTGAAGTCGTTGATGGCGGTAGTAACCAAGTCATCAGCGCTGGTAATAACAAGTTATTTGTCGGTACAACGACAATGACTACTAAGACAGTACGTAATACTAATAACAATGGCAACGCTACCTATACGATTACTGCTAACGACTGGCAAGGTGCTGCTCTATCGTATGGCGATGTAAGCGATTTCCAGCCTCATGTGTACTTAGCACAGGCTGGTCATCCGATGTTAGTATGGCACGAACTTCCTGTGGCAGGAGGAGCTTTTGATGCTCACGATAGCGGTACATTTGGATTTCAGCGTGTAGGAGATGATGCTAAGTTACCATCTAATCACAGCACTTCTACGTTTGCACCCAGCTGGGTCTTGTCTGCTTACGGTAGAATCTGGTGTGGTGGTATCTCAGGAGATACACAAACTGTGTACTTCAGTGACTTACTAGCTGGTACAGACTTCTTAAACGGATCTGCTGGATACTTAAACCTACAAGAAGTTCTTCCTAATGGAGATCCTGTAGTAGCTGCTGCAGCGCACAACGGATATATTATATTCTTTGGTCGTAAGAATACAGCAATATATGCTAATCCATTAGATACAGCATCGTTGACCTTAGTAGAAGTATTAAACAATGTTGGCTGTATTGCTCGTGATTCAGTTCAGAGTATCGGTACAGATGTATTCTTCTTATCCGATGCTGGTGTGCGTAGTTTACAGCGAGTGATTCAAGAAAAGTCATTGCCTATGCGTGATGTCTCTAAGAATGTTCGTGATGAATTGATGTCGGCAGTAGCATCAGAAACAGATTTAACCAAGATTAAGAGTATTTATTACGAAAGAGATGCAATCTATCTCTTGACTTTACCAACCACTAGGTTTACTTATTGTTTTGATACTCGTGGTTCGTTACAAGACGGCTCTGCTCGTGTTACAATTTGGGACAACATTGATCCGAAAGCCTTTTTTGTAACACAGAATAAAGAATTGTATATTGGTAAACCCGGATACATCGGGAAATACTACGGACATTCTGATAATGGAACTTCGTATCGTTTACAGTATTTTACCAATTACTTTGACTTTGATGCGTCAACTTCCTTGAAGATTCTAAAGAAGATTGGCTGGGTATTGATTGGTGGAACTAATCAGTCTGTTGCGGTAAAGTGGGGATTTGATTATACCGAAGGTTATCAAGCAACTACCTATAACTTAGATACTGCTGTCGTATACGAATACGGTATCGGTGAATACAACATCGCTGAGTATTCATCTGGGATTGTTTTAGATCGTTTCTCCGTGAATGCTGGCGGACAAGGAACTGTAATGCAACTTGGCTTAGAAGCCGACATTAATGGTAATCCTTTATCGATTCAGAAGATTGATATTGGAATCAAAAAAGGAAAGACTTTAGTCTAAGGATATAACATGGCAAATTATGTAAAGGCAACTAATTTTACAGCTAAAGATAGCTTACCATCAGGTAACTCCGGTAAGATTATTAAAGGCTCTGAGATTGATACCGAGTTAACTGCAATCGCTTCTGCTATTTCATCTAAAGCAGATACAAACAGTCCAGCTCTTACTGGTACTCCTACTGCTCCTACGGCAGCAGCAACAACTAATACGACACAGATTGCCACTACTGCTTATGTTCGTGGAGAGATCAACTCTTTAGGCACTATTGGTACGATGGCTGCTCAGAATGCCAACGCTGTAGCAATTACTGGTGGAAGCATCGCTGGTATCACCGATTTAGCAGTTGCTGACGGAGGCACTGGTGCTTCTTCGTTTACCGCTAATGCTGTATTACTTGGTAACGGTACTTCCGCATTACAAACCGTTGCTCCCGGCTCTAACGGTAATATTCTAACTTCTAACGGAACTACTTGGCAATCCACAACTCCTGCTTCTATTAAAGGCTTAGGTTTAGGCGGAGAAGTTTGGAATGATATGACAGGTAGTCGTAGTTTTAATACTCAATACACAAACAATCGTGCTTATCCTATTGCTGTGACTGCCAGAACAACTTGCTCAACAGGTTCAGCTATTGCTTTTATTGTTAATGGTGTAAATATTTTAGAATTTAGCTGGCAGTTTAATGGTTGCGGATCTTTTGGTGGTGGTTTTGTTATTGTTCCCCCAGGGCAGACTTATCAGTTAAATAGCGGACAAGGCTTAAATTTTTGGCGTGAGCTTTTTTAAGGATAAATGATGAAACACTATAAAGACGCAGACAATAAACTATTTGGTATTGAAGAAGGGCAGCCAGTACCTGCTGGTTTAACCGAAATTACTAAAATTGAAGCCGAGCGTATTGGTAAACTAAATTATGAAGCACAGCGTGAAGCGGAAATTGCTAAGATGGACTATGTTCGTCAACGCTTGACTGCTTATCCTGAACTCGGTGAGTTTGTCGATGCTTGGGTTAAGAACGACACAGCAGCACTAGAAGAGTATCGTCAGAAGTGTTTAGAAGTAAAAGCTAAGTTTCCAAAACCATTTTAAATGGATTATTAAGATATGAATAATATTAAACAAACCGCAGCTAAATTAGCCGAATATGGTCGCAATGGCGATACAATGCTGGCGCATATTACTCCACAGGAAGCGGGGTTGTTAAAAGGATTAGGCGGATCTGGTACAATTAATCCTAAAACTGGTCTTCCTGAGTACTTTTTGGGTAGCGTGGTTGGCGGACTTCTTGGAGGTATCGGTGGAGTAATCTCCGGTAGTAAAGCCTCTGATGCCGCTGCAGCACAAGCACAAGCAAATAGAGAAGCTGCAAATACAGCACGACAAATGGCTCAGTTTAGACCTATTGGTATTCGTACTGGGTTTGGTTCTTCTAACTTTACAGTAGATGATTTAGGTCGAGTAACTAATGCTGGATATACCCTTAGTCCAGAATTACAGACAATTTCTAATCGTTTGTTAACAGGCGCTGGTCAATATGATCCTACGCAGATTCAACAATTACTGATTCCGTCATTAGGTACAAGTGTATCTTCGCTATTTAATCTCGGTCAAGGCTATCTTGCTGAGAATCCACAAGAAGCAGCCCAACAATTTGTAAACCAACAGACAGCTCTTTTAGCCCCTAGTCGTGCTGCAGAGTTTGGCAGAATTAATGCTCGAAACTTTGCTACTGGTAGAGGCGGTTTAGGTGTTAATACAGGAACTGGTGGAGCGCCTTCTAATCCTGCATTACAGGCATACTATAATTCAATAGCACGACAAGATTTAGAACTTGCTGCTCGTGGACAAGAAGCTGGAAGAGAACAAGCTCGTTTTGGTGCTGGTCTCTTGTCAAGTGCTACAGAACTTGGTCGTCAGATTCCTTCAATCCAGTCTGGATCATTCTTGCCAATTGCAACTCAGTTAGAACTAGCAAGATCTATAGAAAGCATGGGACAAGATCCATTCCGGTTAAGTTTAGAATTAGCTCGTTTACAGTCTGGTGCAAATACTCCAGCAGCGGATATTTACAGATCCGGTATGAATACTGCGGCAGCAAATCAGTTCAGAGCAGATTCGTTTAGTCCATTAGGTTCGTTCCTAAGCGGTGGCGGTAGTGGAGCTATTACAGGACTATTTAGCGGCTTTGGCGGAGGAGGCGGTGGCGGTATCGTTCCGGGAAGCGCAGCAGCGTTAGCCAGAGGCGGTAGTGAAGGTAGTTTAACTTGGAGAGATTAAGATGGCGGAAAATATTGTAAACAGTTTATTTGGGATTGATCCAAACGCTCTTCAGCAACAACGAGCCGCTATCGATACTTCAAATGCTTATCGCTTTGCACAATTAGACCCATTTGAGAGAGCTAATATGGCTCTGTATCAATCTGGCGCTCAGATTGGTCGTGGAGTTACTCAGTTACTTGGCGGTGATGAGCAACTTAATCGTGCTACACAAGTACGACAGTTAGCTTCGCAGTTTGATATGACCAGCGCTGATGGACTGCGTCAGTTTGCTCAGGCAGTTGCTCCGTTTGCTCCTGAAGTTGCTCAACAAGCAGTTCGTCGTTCTGATGAGATTATAACAACTGGATTAAAACAGGCTGAACTACAAACTCAATCGATTCGTAATATTGCTACTGCTAATCGAGAAAAAATTCAACAAATTGGGCAGACACCTGACGGTCGTCAAGTATACCAAGCTGGAGACGAGCAATATGTTCTTTCTGAAGGCGGTCAGCGTGTTCCATATTATGGACGACTTGAAAGCAAAACGCCTAAGAATGAAATTAAAAATATTTTACCGGGTGCAAAAAATGTTTTAGATATAGATAAGAAAGATGCTGAAGATATATTAAAACAGAGAAATTCCTTAGAAAAATCTATTCCTTTACTAGAAAATTCAGTTGCTCAATTAGATCGAGGAATTATTGGCGGTACATTCTCTGATGCTAGAACAGCACTTGCAACAGGACTGACCAGTATTGGTATTAAAGATCCTAACATTACGAAATATTTAGCTAATACAAAAACTTTCAATGCTAATCGTATAGAACTAGCAACAGCAATTGCAAAACAATTAGGAGTTAATCCTACCGATAGAGACTTCCAAGCCTCTTTAGATAGGTTTGCGGCTGCAAGTGAAAATCCTGCATCATCCAAGATTTTCTTAACTGAAATGCTTGCGTTAAAACGCCAGCAATTAACTGATGCTAATAATGCGTTAAATTATTTCAGACAAAATGAAGGTTCATTTGCTGGGTACGATAGACCGCTTCCTCGTGCGTTTTCAACCACTGGAAATGAGTTATCATCTATGACTGACGAACAACTTCGTCAAGAAATTAATAAGCGTAAAAACCCACAGAAAAAGTAAGGATTATTAAATGGCAACTTTGGAAGAATTAGAAGCCGAATTAGCTCGTCGTGAAAGAGATTCAAGATCTTTTACTGATCAGATTATATCAGGCGGAAAGGCTTTAGTTGGTGGAGCGCAATCTGGAGCAACTGGATTAGTAGCTTTTCCAGCCGAAGTAGCGAGTATTCCATTACAAGCAGCTGGCTCAGCAGCTCCGTTCGGGTTGTCTGCTTCGCCTACAGCAATAGCAAGAGAAAGATTTCAAATACCGCCAGAACCCCAATCAGGTGCAGAACAGTTTCTGTATCGTTTTGGTGAGGGAGCAGCCCCGGCAATGGCGTTTGCAGCTCCTTCGTATTTAGCTGGTCCAGTAGTCGGTACTGTTGCTACAGGAACGGCAGGATTAATTGGCGGTTTGTCTAATGTCGCTGGTAAATATTTATTTCCAGAGTCGCCTACAGGACAATTAGCAGTCGGCGTTTTACCGGGATTGTTTTCAGGAATGGCAACACGAGTACGCCGCAATGTACCGGAAACAGGAACACCATCTGTATCTGCGGATACCGGTATTCCAATGACAGCTGGACAACGAACTGGTTCAGAAGCAGCTCTTCGTCAAGAAAAAGCTGTGTCTGTTAGTGAAGGCGGTGCGCCAATATTCAAACAGTTTAATTTAAACCAAGCCAATACTGCTGAAGATTTTGCTACTAAAATACAACAATTTAGTGCTAATCCTAATTTAACTGCTACGGATATTAACAAAGGAGTTATTGACGCTGTTAACTATCAAAACAATCGTTTAGTCAATCGATTTAGAGCGCAAAATAAAGTAAACTTTGGAGAAGCAAAGAAAGTAGCTGGTAATGAGCCTATTTTTGGTACTGATAATTTAAACACAACTTTAGATAATCAAATTGCATTATATTCTAGCGATAAAATGCCAGCCGAGTTACGAGCTATTGCTGACAAACTGCGTGATTTAAAAGGTTCTATGACCAAGCAAGCAGAACCTTCTTTAATTGTAGGACCTGATGGTCAACCCGCAGTTGTTATTCCTGAACAAACACAAAAATTAACAATTGATGAACTTCAGAAAAACTTAGAATCGTGGGGCAAAGCAGCTAAAAGCGGTGAATACTCTATGCCGGGTGGTACAGACAACATTTTCAAAGGCGTTGCTCCCGGCACTGTAAAAAACATTGCTCGTCAGGTTTTAAACGGATTTAAAGATGATTTAGATGTTGCTGTGTCGTCTGGTGTCAAAGGAGCAAAAGAACTCCAGAAAGCTAGAGATCAGTTTAGAGACGGTTTAAGAGAGTTAGACGCTTATGCAGAAACTCCGTTTGTCAAGTATTTTATGAAAGACAATCCGTCAGCATTAGATGCAACTGAGTCAGTACAACGATTAGCTCAAGCTACGCCAACAGAGCGTATTGTAATGTTAAACATCTTAGGTAATTCCCGTCCAGACATTGTCGCATCGCTGAGAAAAACACAGATGGACGAACTAGTAGCATCTTCGCAGGGTAATCCAGAAGCATTATTAAGTAGTTTACGAACAGTTATAAATCAAAAGTCGCAACAAGGATCAGTCGGCTTAAATGACTTTTTCTTTCCTACTAAAGCAGAACAAGCTAAAGCTAAAGTATTGATTAGAGATTTAGAAAGCATTACTAGAAAACCAGTAGGAGCAGCAGAATCTATACAGGCTCAAGTTCAAGGAATTACAACAGAAGCAGCTGCTGTTACTGGAGGATGGACTATTGGTAAAGCAGTGTCTGCAATTCAAGATACTGTAAATCTTGTGTCTGGAGCAGCCTCTAGTTCAGAGAAACTTGCATGGATGATGACGAATCCACAAGGCAGAGAAATGCTGCGTTACTTAGCAAATCAAAAAGTAAGTAATAAGCCATTGCCACAAAAGTATGCAGATTCATTAAACTTTTTAGCAAAATATTCTGCAGTTGGAACAGTTCCCACAACTCGTGGTGCTGATTTATCAATGGAACCTTCTCTTCCTTCTAATATATCTTTAGATGATTTAGAGGCAGAGTTAAGACGCAGGGAAACACAATAATGGATCCATTAACAGCTCTAGCAGCCTTTGGTCCTTTAGTCGTTGATTTAGGCAAGTCTTTAATTGCTCGATTTGTAGCTCCTGAAGAGTTCAAACCAGCAACGATTGAACAGTATGTTCAGATGCGCCAAGTCGACCTAGATATGTTTAAGGCGATGAATGAGGCTGGCGGGTCTAACCCGTCTTATCCTTGGGTTGAGGCTGTAGTGAGGCTTATGCGCCCCTCTATAGCACTCATTGTGCTTGGTACTTGGTGTTATATGGAAATTACAGGAGACGCTAGTGATACTGTTAGCAATTTTGCTTCTGCCGTTGGTTTTTATCTATTTGGCGACCGGACTCTCTTTTATGCCCGTAAAGGCTTAAAGTAATGGGATTCGCTTTAGGTTCACGGTCAAAAGAACGCTTAGTTGGAGTTGATCCAAGGCTTGTTAAAGTAGTCGAAAGAGCCATCGAGCTAACTGAGGTAGATTTTACCGTCCTAGAAGGTCTTAGAAGCCCTGAGAGGCAAAAACAACTTGTCAGTGAGGGTTTCAGTCAAACTTTGAAATCAAAGCATCTGACGGGTCATGCAGTCGATTTAGGGGCATTGGTGAACGGTACTGTATCTTGGGACAAGAAACACTATCACACAATCGCCGAAGCAATGAAAAAGTCCGCCGAGGAACTTAAAATCAACATCCGCTGGGGTGGTGACTTCAAGTCCTTCTTCGACGGACCGCACTTCGAGTTAATATGATACACTGGGTCTTAGGAGAACCAGCCGCTTCAGTCCCCGTGGGGAGTGCTGAAAAGGATTCTAATAATCCCTAGATCAATGACGAAATGAGACTCGTCATCGAAACTAGGAACATACTCAAACCCTACACTGAAGCCAGTAATAAAGTGTATGTTTATCATCATTTTACTGGGCAAGCTCCGCTGGCACACTCGTCGCCACCTTCAAACAACGCTTCATCAACATGAGTAATAAGTTGTGTCGAAGCTACCAAAGCATCATACGCTTCTTTAGTAATCTCCTCCAAAGGCGCTTGGTGGAATCCGTGTTCGTTGTGTAATAAGAACGACAAGGACTTGTGATTGTTCTTGTAATTCTTGGCTAGATACTTCTTGATCTCAGGCAACTCTTCCTTGCGATAGTACACGGTGCAGGATACGCTATTGTCTGACCAGTTAGCCTGTAACCACTTCACTACTTCCAACTGATCGATAGCGGTCATCTCAGCAGCAATCTTCGTTCCTTCAGGATAGCAGAAGGGGAATGATACCACCATTGTGCTGTGATCCTCAGAACCATCAAAGTTACGCTGATACTCGACAGGATAGCCATGCTCACGGCAGACTTGCACCAAAGGATGATCTGCAGCGATACGAATACGACGAATCATGTATTGTGAGTATGCTGGATGACAGCCTGAAGTAACTCCCGGCAACAATGATAAAGTCCCACTTGGCTTCACCGTGGTGAGCTTCACCGACTCAGGGAAGTTATGTGCATGGCTGTACTTAAAGTCAAACTCACGAAGACGACGATAAGTATCGCTCAACCAGCTACGCTGCTCGTCAGTGGCTTGTAGCACACCAGTAACGCCAATACCCATCCGCATATTCTTGTGAACAATATCTTCCGTCTCTTTGAGATGGCAAGGAAGTGCAAGGCTATGCTTGTTAATCCGGTATAGCAACTGGCAAACATCCAATAACTGCTCTTTGCTCTCGATGTTAGGCAGATAGACTTCTGCTAAGCAACAAGTTTCATAAGCAGCCAAAGACTGTTCAGCACATGGATTGTAACCCATAACATCAGGATCAGGATAATCAGTCTCACCAAGTCTACCAATCTTGCGGGAGAGTTTAAGATTGATAAGTCCATAAGGCTCGCCTTTTCCTTCGTAGCCGTCCCAGAAGTACTCGTGTAGGTCTTTAATATCATGGCAAACAACAGAATTATTAGACATAGCTCGCCAAGAAGGAATATTCCCCATGTCCCAGCGCTTAGCCAATAGATACTCGACATCGTCAGGATCTCCTATTGCAATTTGAGCAGAACGGCGTACATTACCAGCCACGACAATAGAACCGATAATGTTCATGATGTCAAGGCAGTCAATTGGACGCAACTTCTTACCTGCTCGTTTCTCAAGAATGTTACTAATCTTAGCAATACCGTCGCATAAGTCTTCAGGACCAGAAGCAGTACCACCAAAGCCCTTGATCGGTGCGCCACGACCACGAACAAGAATGGTGCTGTACGAGAAGGTTGGCTTCGTATCCGCTAGAAACGCCGCTTTGAGCGTTTTACCGAGGAGCTTGACCCACCCTTCACGGGAGTCAGGAACGATAAAATCAGCATCAGCGGTAGTAACACGAGTAGGAGCGCTAAAGTTAGGATTGACTTCAGGAAGTTTATCAACATATTGCCTCTGAATGTTATAGCCAACGCCAGAGCCAAGCATCAGCAAGTCCATCGCCCAAGTAAAAGGACGAACAGGTTGATCAATAACAGTAAATGCACAGTTCTGCAAACTAGCCAGCCCTAAACGACCAACTGTGTCTGTCCCCATTTGCCACAGGAAGCGTCCAGCAACAGTGCCTTTCAGTTCCATTAAATACTTCCGAAGACGCTCTTGCTCATCTGCGTCAAAGTTACAACCTAACTGATCGTTAGCTGCTTTAATTACCCTTTCAACTGTATCTGTAAATTCTTCTGTTTTTGATTTTGGATCTGCTTCGTTTAATCTCCTTGCATAAGTGCGTTTATATGTTATGTATCCTACAGTACTAAAAGGTGTGTTATATGTCATTCTACTTCTTTCTCCAGTTGATCAGCTTTGTCTTCAATTAAATCAGTGAATCTCTCCACCAAATCTTCACTACTAATATCGAGCAACTCCAACAGATCTACTTCATCGATCTGCTTGAGTCGGTCTTTTATTTCTATGAGGGTTAATGCCATGTGGAACCTTTAAGTGTATCACGAATAATAAGTTTTGTCAATAGTATCGTAGTTCGCAATAAGAAATTCGATGTAATGCTTAGCTTTTTCAAGGTCTTGCACACCGTTCTTGTATGGGAACCGAAGTGAGTACTTAATGACATTGGCTGTCCAAGGATCTAGCTTGTAAGCCATGAAAATGTCCCAAGGCTGGATCTCAGCGACTTGGTAATGGTCGCCCCCAACCTGCTTACGATCGGGGCTTACGGACTCGTTTATGCGGTCTATATAGTCTTTTAACTGCATTGTTTCACCTTTCCATGATTAGCGAATTCTTTATGATATTTGTTTCGTGCTTCTTCGGCAGCTAGTCCTGCCAATTCTAAATCAAAAAATCTTCCTATTTTTTTATTTTTACCATTAACACTAATTTGAACCATCCATTTTTTATTTTCTTTATCCCAAGTTACTCCTTTATAACCACTGGTATTAGTTTTTGGTATTTTAGCATTCCTGCAATTTTGGGCATGAGTGGCTGGTCGTAAATTATTAATATTATTATTTAATTTATTTCCATCGATATGATCTAATATATCTGGAACATAGCCATGAAACATTAAAAAAATAATTCGATGTACTTTATAAAATTTTGATTTTATCGAAACAACTTTATAGCCTTGTTTTTCTATTTTACCTGCTTTATCTCCAGCACGCACCCGCTGAGCAGGACGGATTTTCCAATAAAGTTCTCCATCTCTATATTCAAAAAGTTCTTTAACTAATTGCTGAGTTATTTGCATAGTTTAACCTCAATTTTTCTTTTCTCAATAGCCTCTGTTCCTTGACTCCATGTACCACAAGAACGGCATTGATAACGCTGATAAGTTCCTGTTAATGATATTGCAGTTCCTCTGCGTTGTAAATGACTGCTTCCGCAAGTAGGACAGCCTTGTATATCGGAATACATATTATGATTTGGAGCATTTTTGATCCAAGGAAGCAGAGCGCCGTAAAGACTCTCAAGTAAAACCACATCTTGAATATTATACTTCTCCATCCGTTTCCACGCATCTTTATCTCCGTTCATGCACTTAACCCAAAGTTCGTGTCCCTCGTGTTCGTGCTTCTTACCAAGGTTGAGTCTCTGTGCTACATAATCCAGCTTGTTACTAGGAAACCTAAAGTTGCTACGAACAACACGCAATAGGTCAATTTGTTTATAAGGCGATGGTGGATTAAAACTATGTAGTAAGAATTCCTTGTTAAGAGTAGGAATATCAAACTTAGTACCATTATAGTGAACCACAGCGTCTGCATCGTTGAGAAGCCCATGAATTCCTTTCAGCATTGTTTTGGGTCGTGATTGATGAACAGAATCGAACTTGACTTCTTTCTCTCCTAACCACTTCGCTGCATAGCAAAGGACATAGGAGGACTCCATTAACTGATTGATGCTGACATTTTGCTGCCACAGACCCCAAACATGGGCTGTGTTAGGACTAGACTCAATATCAAGCAATAGGATTTTCATGACCACTTCCGCATCTCTTCGAGTTCTTTATCGAAGTCATTAAAATCAAACTCTTCTTGATCTTGACCTTCACGACCTAGAAATGCTTCCCAAGCTGCTTTAGGAATAGCGTGATCATGTCCACGATCTGTCCAAATCGTTGAATCGGTAATAAACTTCATCTTTTGCGTAATGTCATAGCCGTACTTAGCTGAGACAACATCCGCACAAGCTAAGACAATATCTAGCCATGTGTGGTCTTCATCGAACTCAACTGTACGGCTAACTTCATCACTGTTATCACTTAGACTTACTTGCAGACTTAACATTCTTAGCTCCTTTCGGTGGTGTAAACTGCTCGTTAAACTTATCAATCGTTGCTCTTAACATTGCATTAAATCCATACTCAATCATAAAGCAACGCTCTTCTTCAGTCATGTCGACCTGAAGGTCAGCGCCTCCGTCTTTACGCTCTTGCATCTCTACTACTTTCATTTGTTCCTCGCTATTAAATCAAAGAATACTTCTGCATCAACAACAACTAAAGGTTTCTTGCCATTTTGCTTGACAACAGCAACTGGTTCATGGTTGCCGTGTGTCTTTGCTTGTTCATAATAATTATAAACTGCTACTTTGGCAAGACTTTTACACTCAAACTGATACGGTATTGCGTCTCTTGCCGCTGGACTTAGCTTGACATCTTCCCCGCCGGCTCCCATTGATGTGCTTACGAGGTCTCCGGGGCGTAGTTGCGGGAACCTTTTTTGCAGCTGTTCCACGACCCACTTTTGCAGGTTTCGTCCTTTTGCTTTTGCTGACTGCGGCTTCATCTTTTGTTTCCTCTAACTGTTGCGTCAAAATCCAAGACTTAGGAATGCTGATACGATTGTTGCATTCGTGATCAGATACAGTTCCTGCGACACAGATTGCATCGTCAGTTTCTCCAACAAGAAAGCCTACTGTAACGCATTGTGCAATATCTACCTTGGGTTCGTCCCAGCCAGCATCGGCTTGAGCGTCAATCCAAGTAATCTTGATAACAGGACAATCCTGTAACTTCACTTTACTGGCGGATGCCATACTTGCTTCTCCTCTCTTAAAATCCATAATAAACGAGCATTTTCAAGCACTCTGGCTTCGTCGCCATCGTACGCTTTCAATACAGCTTCGTACATCTCTA